AACTTTTTCTACTGAATAATGATTTTGAGCCATCATTTGAAAACATTTACCAAGATGTTCAAGAGCTGGTTCTACTACAGAACCCATCCATGCTTTTAATCTACGAGTACCAAATTCATCATTCGCAAGTAATCCTCTATATGTCTCAGGTTGTTCTTGTGTAAAACCCATCATAGCTGAAGGAACGCCTGCTATGTATTCAGCGTCTGATTTCCCTTGTTGAACAACACTAAAGAAAGCATTATTAATTGGAGCTGGTAATATAGGTGTTGGAGCACTAAATCCTTGTCTGTATTTCAATAATGCACCTGGTGCTGATGAATATCGTTCCCATTCTTCTTCAGGTACAGAACCTTCTTCATACATCCATCTCAAATTAGAAGCTAAGTTTGCATTATGTAGCATAATTTGATGAGCTTTATTAATCTCTTGTTGTTTACCAATCATAGGAGTAACAGCACTCATTGGATATGGTGTTCCTGTATACATATAAGGAATAGGGACAATGGGATATTCCATTACTTCTAATACTCTTTCATATAAAAATACATCATCACCTACTGTACAAGTTAGATGTACTCTATTCTCATAGAATGGAATCGCATCTACTATTCCTTCACTTTCTTCTAAAATCTTATAATTTGCTTCTGTCATTATCTGTTGGTCAATGATAGTTGCTTTATCTTGGGCCTCAGACATTAACTGCATTCTTTGTTCTTCTATAGCTTGAGCAGCCATCTTTTGAGCTCTTTCTAATTCTAATTGACCTCTTTCAGGTATCATTTCACCAGCCTGTACAGCTTGTTCGATTTGCATTTGTTTTTCTATTAGACCAACTTCTACTTCTTTTTGGAAATCAGTTATCTTTTCTTCAACTTCCATTCTAATAGTATCCATTTGTTCTTCAGAAGGCTTTACTCTTATAAAAACATTTCTATACTTATGCTTTTCTTTTGTATATGTTTCATAATATGGAATTATATCATCATCTTCGCCATCTGGTTTTATTCCCATTGTAATATCTTCAGATTGAACATTAGCTGATAAATCAATATCTCTTTGTGAATATGTAATAACCTCAGAAGCTGCAGCTGCTTTTTTAATTTTTGATTTAAACTCAGGAAACATATTTATTAACTGAGTTCTTGTCATATTCTTTCTAACTGTTATGAATGAAGCATCTCTAAATAAAAAATCTCTACTAGAAGGGTCTACATAAACATCATATGGGTCCACCCTACTAAACATCACTTCACCCATACCTCTATCTTGGTCAGCATCAACATCTACCATAAAGTATCCAATACCTTTAGTAAGACTATCAAGAACTACTTGACTGTATATTGATTTACCATTAGATAGATGCCAACAATAATCAGCTATATCTGAATGAACTTGTGCAATATCAGTATCATCTCCTGTTACACCTACTGCTTTCCATCTAGGATTATTAGCAGTTACAAAATATTTCATTATTTCAATAATAGGGGTTACTCTATTAATTGTAAAAGTAGGCATACCAGATTCTTGCAAAGCTTCCATTTCATCTTTTGTTAATTGTTCATCAAGATAGAAATCGTATCCTTTTTGAGATACTGATTGCCATTTAGAACGATATGATGTATTCGCTCTATCCCATAATTGTTTATTCTTTTGAGCTTTTGTTTTTTGTGTTTTTCTTGCCATTAATCTCTTATCTCTACATGAACTAAATCATCAAATTTGTTATCGTTTATATCTCCATCGGAATCCCAATCTCCTCCCCAACGAATCTTCAATCCTAATTGATGTCCAATGCCTCTAATCATACCACCCATATAATGAAACATTTCTCTATCGTTCCAATCTATCGGGTAAGGAGCGAGGTCAACAGCTTTTCCTTCTATGTGTTTGGAATACTTTGTTTTAGTTTTCCCTTGTGCTAATAATTCCTGCTGCCGCTCCTTACTCCTCAAACCTTCTATAATCGTAACATCCATTATCTTTATTAACTCGTTTAACACACTTACAAGTCTAGCATCTACGCCTTTAAGACGAGACTTACTTCTTTTACCAAACTTATACATTAGTATTTTCTCTTTGGTTTACTTTTTTTATTTTTCTTAGGTGGCCTCCCACGCTTTGAACCATATGTTCCTTTACCTTTTGGCATAATATCTCCTTTTATGCTACAATCCAGCTTTTTGCTTTACGTTTTGGCTTGAACCATGACTTATTTTCACTATTTTGACGCATATTTGGCGGAAATGAGTGCAAATTCGCATAAAAAAGTGCTTCTATTGTGTCATCATGAGCCATTCTAGGTCCAAAAGTAACAATTTCGTTATTTAAATCAAACATATTTTCCCTAATATGCACTGTTCCCATACTAAAACGACCAGAAAGTCCACTATATATACGATTTATCTTCTGTCTTCCTCCTGGCTTCTCTGGAATAACAGCAACATCAAACTTATTTAATCTTCTTCTTTCGTCATTCAATGCTTGAAATACACTTCTGTTCATTGCGACATCTTCAACAGTAGAAGCTATGCAATGATACTTCTGATGCATTTCTAATATATAATCAACAACACCTTTTCTATCGATAATCTCATTCTCAGCATTTTTAGCTCCTATCGTAGGAATACTTCTATGTCTTTCGTATTCAAGAACATAAAGATTGTTCTCACTATCAATAGCAATACACATAATAACTGAGAAATCAGATTCTTTAGTATCAATATCTGTAGCAGGGTCGCAACCTAAAAAACAATTAACAGGAAATCTTTCACCTTCTATAACAAGATAACTTTGATTCTCATCAGCATCGTAATCATAATACCCTTTCCAATATTTTACATGGTCTCTGGTCCACAATGCGTCTTCAGCACTCTGAACTTCCATCATATATTCTTGATAGAACTTTGAAGGTTGTCCAGAATCTTGATAGAACTTTTTCTTTTCTTCTAGCTTACTCTTAGGAAACCAAGAGTGCCACAATGATTCACCTGACTTAGTAACTGCTTTATATGTAATTAGTTTCCATGCAAAGTCTTCATTATTTGATTTAGCTCTTTCATGGTTAATAAGAAGATTATTAATAAATGAATCATAGTGAACTGGTGTACCATTCACTCTTAATCTTCCAGTATGAGGTTCAATAGCAGGGTAGACAACAGCAGTAACAAGATTAGCATTTTTATCACGGGCCTCTCTTGTAATAGTATTTGCTTCATGTTCAAAGTCATCAAGTATGATAAGGTCATATCTTTTATGAAGCTTTGCACCTCCACGAATACCAGCAACATTAGACTTTGATATAAGTTTACAACCATTAGATAATTCAATATCTTCTTCTGTCCATTTACTTCCTTTCATCTTACCAAAGTAATATGTAAATCTATCATTGAACTCAAGATGATGTTTTATATAATCCATATTACCAACAGATAGTTTTTGTGTTGCTGATACCCAAGCATAAAATAACATATCTTCTTTAGGGCAAAATACAAAGTCTTTAAGTATTGATGCTTTTGTTAGTACTGTCTTACCATGACCACGAGGTAAAATAATAGCAAGCTGCTTAACAGACTTATCATCTATTGCATCTGATACTTCGTAGTGGAAGGGGGGAGTTTCGCTGCGCATGAAGTCATCAGGGAGAAACAGCTTGCCAAATGATATTAAATCTTTACTTGCTAATTCAAATACTTCTTCAGCTTGAGATACATTACGAGAATTTATATTCAACGCATTCTCATTTTTATTTCATATTCGCGTCTTTTCCATTTTTGAATTAACACATCTTCAAAATGGGCAACTTTTTCTTTTTTAGTATCATACCAAACACCAGAATCTTTTATGTATCTATTAGGATGTAAATCGTGTTTATACTTTGAAGGCCAATGATAAAGACCATCATCTGCTAATTTTGGCGTTACATTTTCTTTGTAAGCAGCTCTATAATCATAATATTGCAAGTAATCATCTGGGTTTTGATTTATACCTGTTTTTTTAGCCCAATTTGAATACCATTTTTTAAACTTTTTCTCATTCATTTTTAGAAAATACTTTCTTTTTGCCACCATCATATTCATATGCATGGCCATTTTCTTTTAATAATTCATTTAAACTTTGTTCTTCGTCTTTAAGGAATATCTCTCCAAGTACTCTACCATATTTGCCAGTACCATGAGACTTTATAGTAAAGTTTCCTTTATCTGTATTCTCTAATTTATCTTTTGTATATGCTTTTGCTTCTAGGCCTTTCTTTTTTTCATCAAGGTCTCTAGTGCGAGATTCCCAAGTATCTACACCCATGAATCGTATACGTTTCTTTACCCAAGTATCAAAACCTAAGTCAATCATAGCATCACAAGTGTCACCATCGACAACTCTTGTTAATTTAGCATTATATATAAATTTATCTAATTTTGCCAATTATCTATTTCCTTGATAATTAGAAAATCCCCTAGATATATATTCAGCAGCTGTCCCTGAAGGAGCTGGTATAAAATCTTTATTCTTTAATGCCATGTCTATTGCTTTCTTATAAGATAGTTGTTCAAGTTGATTTAATGGATTTCCTTTCTTATCTCTTTTTCTTCTAACTGTTGGTATTACCATATGTTGACCATCTATCTCAGTTGTCATAGTATATACTGATTTATTTCCTAATCTTAATCCTGAACTAATAGCTCTTTCAACCCAAGGATATTTCATTCTTAATGTATTAACAAAATCTTCACCAAGAATAAAACTGTCTATAAGTCTATCTTCTACTGGCATAATTAAATAGAGAAGTCGTTATCGAATACTTGTGATTCTACAGACTCAGGGTCATGCTCAAGAAATTTCATAAATTCTTCACGATTTTTAAATCCAAATGCTCCAGCTACTAAAGCTCCTAATTTATGAACAGTAATTGGATTATATCTAATATACCCTCTTTCTGAACTCATGTGGTCAATTTTAAAATCAGGAACACCTTCTACAAGACCTTTTTTCATATGCTTATGTATCATTTCATTTAATTGGCTTATAACTGCTTCTGTAGCTTCGTCATCTCCAATTCCTGATTCAGTCATTTCTACCCATTTTTTAGTAATAGGAGACATTTCACTTGGACCACTACCTTGTGTTCTTTGTCTTTTTAAGACAGGATTATTAAAAATAATTTTAGAATTAGTTCTCATTGCAGTCTTTATTAATCCATATAAAGAATCATATGTCAAAAGAGATTCATCTACAATAGTATTAGGAGGAACCTTATTTAGTAATTCACGCATAATAAGACCAGCATATTTTTGACCTGGGTAAACCATTTCACCAGCATCATTTGCATAGCTACCAGCCGTACCATAAAATTTAATATCGCTAACTCTATCAAACGTTTGACCATCTGGCGTTCTTACTTTTCTAATTCTAAAATCAGCAAAAGCACTTGGCACCCTATAAGTACTTTTAGGATTAAGTGGTTCCATTTCTATTCTAATAGTAGACGTATTTTCACCAATTTTATATGTTTTAACTTCAAGTTTAGTAGACCCTCTTGATGTTGAAATTACTTGGTCAGGCATATCAGATGTAAAACGAGTTTGCTTGTAAACAGCAGATGCTTGTTGACCTGATAGAGTTCCAGATGAAAGTTTATATTTAGCCATAAAATTATCTACAGCAGCTTCTCTAGCATCTTCAGGCATAGATAAAATATCTGATTTAAATTCATCAAATCCTTCTCTACCAATATCATCATATATCTGTCTTGCTTGATTCCATGTTAAATTACCACCACTAACACCACCTCTAATTTGACCTTCAGTTGAATCTATAATATGCTGAATTGATTGTTCAGGTGTAAAAGAAGATAAGCCAGGAGAAGGAATAGCTTCTTCAGATTGTCTAGCATATGTTCCACGTTGATAACCACCAAGTCTTTGACTCATATCATCTATTTGTTGTCTTAATCTATTAGATATATTTTCTACTCGAGCAGCTGGTCCTATATCAGCCTGAGATTCAGGTATTGCAGTACCCCATTGCCTTTGAAGTCTTTCAGATTCTGCTACAATTTCATCAGTTCTCTCACCAATTCTTAACAAAGCATCTTTTTCAGGAGCGATTCTTGGTCTAACTGATTCTCTATACTTATCGACTATCTCTTCACCTACATCAGATGCTAATGCTCTAGTATTGGTAAATTTCCAAAAAGGTATATCTGTACCATAACTAGGAGTATTCAGAATTCGACCTACTTTTTTAGCAGCTTCTTTAGCAAGTTTAAAACCAGTCTTTATGCTTCCTCCTACAACTGGAATTGTTAGAGCAAGGTCTAATGCACCAGGTTTGTAATCTTCTGTTTCAGCACTTGCTCCTGTTACAGCAGGTAAGACCCATTCAGAAAATATCTCACTTTCAGATAATTCAGGTATGTCTTCAGATGTTCTTATTTTACCTTGTGAGACTAATTCAAGTAATGTCTTTTCTCCTGGTTTTGCTTTTTGTGCCATTTTATTCCTCTTTTGCAGGGAGTACAGCTTGTTTAGCTGAATCTAATTGTTCTGGAGAGAATCCTTGGAATACACCTAAGACACCTACATCTCTTTGTTTAACAGTATTTGTTGATGTTCCAATTATCTTTCCTAATTCTTTTGTTGATTGCAATATGATATTATCGTCTTCACTATTGTCAGCAAGACACTTTAGTCTATTCAGTACATACTTATGGTCAACACCTAATTCTTTAGCAACATCTAATACTGATTTCTCTATTTCAGTCATAACTCTCTCCTGTTTTAAAAGTACTAAAGCTTTCTTTTTAGCTTTGTTTTCATCTGTGACACCTTTAAAAGCATCCATGTAAGCTTTAACTGGGCCCATCCCAGAAACGACATTAGTAGCAAATATCTTCTCATTGTTCGTAACCTTTTTCCTTTTTTTAACTCTCATATTTGTATACTTAATCTTTTTTGAGAAAGTATACCTATTAGGATGTTGGTCAAAGTCTGTATCCATAAATGTATTTTTGTTATTAACAAACGTACCTACAATCGTTCTAACATAATTCTTGGCCCACTTATAATTTTTTCTATCATTAGGATGATTCAAATCAGATACTTTTAATAACTGTACAATCCTATTATCATCACTATACACCCAATCATCTTGTTTCCCATCTCTCCAATTTTCCACTACAGGTTTAGCATCGTCTTTAAAGAATTCTAAATACTCTTCAATGTCGTCAAAAATATAGTGACGAGTTCCTTTAATTTTTTTGTATTCCATTATTTAAAATATATTATTCATTTGCAATTTCCCATGTTTTCTTATGATGGCCTATAGCTCTTAATGTTGAAAGATTATCATCGCTATACCTTATATCAAGACCTCTCTTAGAAATATCCCATCTTGCATTCCATAAATTATTTAAATGTTCTCCTACATTTTTATCTGGCTCAGGACCTGTCGGTAAATATTTCATTTTACTTACCATTGATGGATTTTTCATCGGTTTAAGAAATTTGTTATTTCCAATCATTGTTCTATATGCATCTATAGGTCTATATTGTAAACCAGCTCTTTCAAACTCACTTTTTAAATGAGTAACTTGGTCTCTCATAGCTGCTTGTTCTTCTTTTTTCTGATGCCAATGATGACCTCCTCCAGATAAACGCTTTCCTTCATGATACCTTTTTTGATGACCTAGTTCATGAGCATATGTACTTTCCCATTCTATTTGGCCAACAGGGTCAAGTGGTTTTACAGGCATAACAATAGTACCATCAGCAGTTATTCCTTTTGGCGTTCCCAAATATTTTGAACCAAAAATACTCATATCTTTAACAATAATATCATCTGGATACTGGCCATCTCTTTTTCTAAATTCAACAAGACCCATACTTTTTAATTTATTAAGATTATATTCAGATGTTCTTTCCCATGCTTTTTTTTCTTTTGGTGTTTTTGCTGTTTTAATAGATTCTTCAGATTTTTTATATTTATCTATATATCTATAAAAATCTTTAGATTTTTCTGACTTTATTCTATCTTGCCTTTGTTCAACTGCTGATTTTCCAGCTTTTGATTCTCTAGCTCTCATAGCAGCTTCAAATGATTTGTTTACACCTTCTTCTTGAAAAGAATTAATTAATTTATCTACTATCCCGTTTGACATTAGTTTTTTTCTACCCCACTTATTTCTTCTACTTGTTTTTTATATCCAATACAGTCTTCTGTTAATTTCTCAACTAACTTAGCAACAGGTTCTTCTACGAAATAGACAGTATCATCAATCTCTAATGGGCAATCTTTATCAATCCTTTTGGATAGTGTCCTCAAAATATCTTCTTGTAGCTCCATTGGGAGATGAGCAATGAAATCAATATTAATAGCCATTTATCTCACCAATCCTTTCTTTCTGTATAATTATGTTTTGTCTTGTACACTCTCTTCTTCCTTGGTTTGCTATAATAAGCCTTTTTCTTTATTGGTTTGAATTTATTACCAATAACCTCCCCATCAAATACCTCAATCAATTTTAATAATAATTCAGATTCTTCAATATGGTCAATATCTAATTCATGCTTTGCACACCCTTTTTTGAATACATCAGTAGGAATATTCTTAGGGTGAAACTCATTGTTTCTCTTAACAAACCAATAGCATTGGTTCTTATGTTCTAAAAAGCAGCTGTTACAAGTTCTATTATTTTTATTTACCATTTGTTTATGTATGGTATATATATATTATATATATATATTATATATACTATATCCCCCCTATTCTTTTCTTTTCTTTACTCCACTTTCTTTTCTTTTCTTATGAAAAGTAGCACGAATATACAAAAATGCCCATGTGTTAGTCAACAGTAGCATCATTTTGATATAGAGTGTTTTTTATTACCTAGTACACTTGATAAGTGTTTTTCGTATATACGATTTACGTTATTTTTCATTTTTATACAATTTATGTTAATTAATAATCTTAAAAGGAGTAGATACTCATGAATGTAATTGAAGAACTAAAGAAGCTTGGTAGGGCTCTGATTGCTATTGATACCAGTGCTATACGTGGTAGGGTTAAGTTCAACCGTATTAACCGTGCTGTTGCTGATATGCATTACTTTGTGCTAACTGCTGAGTTTGATGATAAGACTACTAAGGAAGCTCATGAATACTTGCAGAATCTTATGGAGCACATGAATTCAGGTAGCTGGAGATTGCAGAAGGTTGTAGATGCAGTAGGTGCTAATCTTTAATAATTAGGGGGATTTATTCCCCCTTTTTATTACCATTTCATACTGCAGCATGCATCTTGAACTGTGTTATAAATACTTGTATAATACATCTATTATATATTACTTGTATGATACAACATGGTCTTGAAACATGCTACACATTACAAGTGGTTAAATGATAGCTCGATACATACTTAAAGAATGATGTATTCTATCATAGTTCTACTGATAGAGCGTCTTGAGTCTATGATGGAGGATAATGGTAGTAAGTATAGTTCAGACTTCCGTTCTGATATATACTGCACCGTACACTTCCTGAAGAAACTTAAGCGATACTATTAGTAGACATACCCACTGAATCAGATTCGGAGTTTGACCAGCTCGGCAACAGAAATTGGTCGTAGATGAATATTAGGAGATGGCGTCTTAAATATGCTAGATGATGCCTAATAATGTGTACGGATTATGCTAGTTAACCGGTACTGGTAGGGAGACCTTAAAAGCGGACTTCACAGGTAGGATTAATTATAAGTGGTGGCGATAGTCAAAATAATGACTGAGATACTCTAATCGCTGGCATTGAGTGCCTAACCATCTGAAATAAAGTGGTCGGGGCGGACTCGGGCGAGATGAAGTAGCTGCCACTTATAGTAATAATAATAGGAGGTTTAAATTCATACATTTTATTAAAAGGCATTTAGTTGCTCGTAAACTTGAGTACTTACTCAGGGAAATAGTATTTTGTGAACAATGTTCTAAAGAAATTAACGAACCTTTACAGGAATTGTGCCGTAAGACTCTCGATGATATAAAGACTGACGTAGACTATATTAACTGGCGAAGTAAGGTTGTAAATAATTAATAATAAGGAATTGTAATGGAATTTATATCAAACATAAGAAGTAATATAGTTTGTGCAGATGGCTTTAAAATATCTTTTCAAGCTAGTGCAGGTCATTATTGTAACCCTCAAGTAAATGAATGGAATGATAAGTTTGGTCTTATACAGAATAAAGATAGAACTGGTGAAGAGATAGAACTAATGGGGATAGAGGGAGAAGGGAAGGGTGAAGAATGGCAAATGAAAGACCCTAGAGGTACTGTTGAATATACCGAAGTTGAAGTAATGATGAGGGATTATGATAATTATCTTGAGAAATATATGGAGCCATATCATTGCTCTTGTAGTAAATGTCCCGGTGGTCATAAGGGAGATATGAGTGCGCCATTTATGTTACCAGCTCATGTTGCAATATTTATATTGATTAAACATGGTGGTGCAGTACAAGGTCATATTCCTCCGTTCAGCAGCGAATCTCATGCTCACGCAATACAATTATGGAAGAAATGGAAAGATGATGCTGATGAAGGTGTGATAAGAACTGTAGACTATACTATTGCTACGAGTTGGTTTGGTAAAGAGATGGAAGAATGGAAACAAGAAGGGAAAAGTCATATATCAATTAATAAAGAATATAAGGAGTAAGTAATGAGTGATAATAGATTACCAGATTTAAATGAATCACCTCAACCTGCAAGAGCTGCTGTTCGTTGTAAAGATGGGTTTACTATGTCTGTTCAAGCATCTAATTATCATTATTGTACACCAAAAATCAATGATGCTAAAGGCTATCTTGAAGTGGAGATTGGTTTTCCTACTCAACGTGAACCATTAATAGATGAATATGCTGAAGGATTTGGATTGTGGATAGAGGATGGGGATAAAGATTATGAGTTCACAAATACTGTTTATCCTTATGTACCTGCTGAAGTTGTGATAGAAGTTATTATGAAGCATGGTGGGATGGTTGGTGGAGAGTTGCCAAATCTTGATTTAAGTAATCTTTCAAACAATGAGGAGGAGTAATGAATTTCAATGGAGTATTTGATGATTGGAACTACATGAAAATGGAAGAAATAATGAATACGCATAATGATGTGTACGATAAAGAATTTTTAGCATTTGTACAATCTGAATTAACAAAAGCTGAAGTAGATTCGTATAAATCTTGGGTATATGAACCTCAATTCATGGATTATGTAGTTAGAGGGATGAAAAACTTTTTAAAATCACCATTTAAATCATAAAGGAGTAGTTATGTGGGTTGAATTACAAGGAATACTTTACAATCTTAACTATGTTGTTGCTGTTACACTTAATAAACATAAAGATTATCCAAAAGTCAAGGATAACATACAATTTGTCTTTCATGATGGTAGTGATGAGAAAATAGAATTTGACTATGGAAAATATGCTGAAAGAGCATATAATGATATTCAAAAAGCTATTGGAAAAATCAATGGGAAGAATGTATATCAAACAATGAAATAAATATATAAGAGGGTCTATCCATTTGTTACCCACAACTACTTGTAGCCTATGGACCAACCCTAGGCCCTCTTATTAAATTGCATGGTTTCTCGGGCTTACAATAGAGAACAGTAGATTGCAATGTGTGCATCTGTACAACTAAGGCTGGTGCTGAAAAAATAGGCACACCATGTAAATTTTCGCATCCCAGCAATGTCTTTAGAGAGTATCACTAAGTCACGTGGATATGTAGTGTGAAAAAGGTCAGACCTCTCTCTTTAGACATTCTAATAATAAATAACTGAATTGGAGAAAAATAATGACAATTAAAAAAATGTTACCATTATTTCATAAACTATTTGGAATGCTCTTTGCAGATATGAAAAAAAGTGGCATGGATGATAAACAAGTTGATTGGTATATAGACACATTAGCAACATTAATGAGTATATCAATAATGGATGTATATGAAAGCAAAGCTGAATTTGAGAAACTCTTTAATGACCTTGAAGATGATTATAGTAAATTTGAGAGTGATATAATGAAACCTGAAGCAAAAGCATAAAAGGATGCTATGAAAAAAATAACCACATACCAAGTAACAGTTAAAGAATTGCAGAAAAGTGTAAAAGATAGAATTACAGATGTATATACAGAAGGCAATGTGACTGTTGTTCAAATACCTAATGGCAGG